GTGTGTACAAGGACCACTAAAACAACTGTCTTGACCCAACATTGTTTGACCACCATAAGTTACAGCATACAAAGGTGCCATAGTAGGCAAACTATTTCCAGTTACTGGTATTGCTATTTCTAATTGATATTGTGAGCCTATTGTGTAAGTCATGTTTGAATCACATAAGGTTTGTGCTTGTGTTTGTAGTCCAAGCGAAACTAATAATACTGCTAATAATCTTTTCATATTTTATTCTTTTATTCTTTTTAAATTAATTTAATATAATAATATCTATGCGGTTGGATTCGAACCAACAGTTTTTCAAGTACAAATTTGTAGGCTAAAAACTTAAAAAAAGCCTTATAGTTCCTGTACTCTTGAGGAACTCGGGGTCGTTGTTAGCGCCACCATAAACCTTAGTAGCTACAAGTAGCTTATAAAGGTTGCGTATCTCCAAGCTAATATATTCATGTTTTATATACATGTCAATTAGCATTCCGCCACGCATAGTTATTATTATCCTATTGGCACATCATCATTTCCGATTTCAATATCATCGATACCTAAATCATCTGTTTTGTATGCCATAATCAATGTTTCGCAAATCTTGTTATATATTCTCTCTTTCCTTTCGGGGTCAGAAAGTACTAACTTTTCAAAGTCTTTTGATAAAAACTTTATTTCTTTGCCTGTTACATCATCAGTATAAGTATACCAAGAACCGCCTTGTTTAATAAGGCTGTAGTCTTTTAACACCTGAAGCCAACCACCAAAGTCATCGATGCCTGATTCGAAATAAATATTAAATTCTGCTTCTCGTAAAGGTGGTCCCATTCTGTTCTTGACAACCTTTGCCTTTGTTTTAATACCTATAACTTGTTCTTTACCGTTAACCTTAGCTTTAATCTGTCCTGCTGCTTTCAATCTTAATCTACAACTAGCATGAAACTGGATTGCTTTACCGCCTGATGTAGTATATTTGTCACCAAACATAACACCTAGCTTTTCTCTTAGCTGATTTGTAAATATCAAACATACTCTTTCTCTACCAATTAACTGAGTAATTTTTCTCATACCTTTTGACAACACAATTGCTTTTGACGTAGCCCAACCTTCTTTGTCATAGTCTTGAGCCTGTTCAATTTTTGTTGTTGCTGCAGCTACTGAGTCTACTGCAATTGATACCAATCTATTTTTGTCTGATTCTTTTACTTTTAAGATTATATTTTCAATAACCTCAAATATATCTTCTACAGCTTCGAGTTGAATATACAACATCTTAGAAATGTCCATTCCTATAGCAGTTAAAAACTCCTCATTCATGGCATTTTCTGTATCTATGTATACTGCAAGGCCTCCTTGCTTTTGCGTGTTAGCGAGTAGATGAGCTGCAATGAGTGATTTACCAGAAGCTTCCATTCCAGTAATTTCTGTAATTCTACCTACCGGTAAACCACCATTAGCTCTATTTGAAATAGCTAGGTCAAGTAAAGATGAACCTGTACTTATCCATTCAGTTAAGTCAGTTGGTGTTTCATCTGCACCATCTAGAAAGTATGCAACTTTCATTCCTTTAAACTGTTTGTTTAATGAGTCAGCTAATACGCTGGCTAATTCATCTCGTTTTGTCTTATCCTTTGCCATGTTAATTTCCTCTTACTCGTTAAATAAATCATCAAATGCTGATTCAACATCTTTTGTTGATGATACGCCTGTTGCTGCAGCTGTTGATGTTTGAGCTGGAGCTGCTTCACCACCATCTGGGTTCAACCATTCTTCCAATACAGCTTTTAAGTCATCGTATGAATTTTTTCTAAAAATTTCAAAGATTTCTTTTTGTCCACTAACAATTTTATCTGCAATGTTTGCATCTGTTGTTGCTGGTGTCTGATTTGGTTTTACACGGATTGCAGTTTTAGGATAGTTCCCTACTCCTTCTGCTGGTGTGAATTCTACAGAGATATCTCTACCAGATTTTACATCTGTGATATCACCATAGTCTGGGTCTGAAATAAATCCTAGCAATTCAGTATATACCTGCTTACCAAATCCCCAAAATTTAACACCATCAGATTCTTCTCCTCTAACAATAACTGGCACATAACATCTCATTTTCGGTGATAGTTTTCTTGCCAATTTAAAGTCATCAGATTTACCTGTTGCTCTAAGCTTTTGTGCAAACTCTTCTACTGGGTCTGCTTCGCCATAAGTTACTGGTGATAGGTAATTCTTTTTACCTAAGTCATAGTGAAAATACATTTCAATAAACGGATTTTCTTTGTTGTGTTGGTAAGGTACAATTCTTACTTGGTTCTTACCTGGTTCAGGTTTCCACAAGTTGTCTTGTCTTCCTGTTTGTGTTTGTAAGTTATTTAACTTACGTCGGATTGCTTCTAAATCAATAGCCATTTTTTTCTCCTGTTTTTAATTATTATTTAGTTAATATAACAAAAATATTCCACATTATAAAACTTTATGTAAACTATTTTTGTATTTTTTTAAGTAGCCTATTACAGCTATTTCCTTATGCTTTGCTTCGACAACCACATCGATGTCTAGACCATAGTCGTTGATTTCGTCTACAACTAAGTCTGAATGTGCTTGTACTTTTATTTTTTGAGATTCCTTGTGTAGCTTTTCCATAGTAGGATATTCGGATAACTTTTCCATTGGTATATTACTGTTTTTAAGAAAAGTTTCAACTATGAGTCCTTGTTCTCGCCTACGTGATTCGGAATAATGAGTACAAGGTTTTACATCACCCCATGTAGATGCTGCTAGTTTTAGTGCTTGTTCTTCGGTAAGACCACCTGTACAGAATTTGTGGTGGTGATAATCGAATACAATAGGTATACCTGTATTTTGGAATACACCTGTATATAAATCTTGAACCGAATACATTCTAGCTTTGTCGTCGTTTTCCACTGTTAACCTGGATTTTGCTGATTCTGATAATTTGTCGAAATTATTGCAAAACCTAACAAGAGCTGTTTCCTTGTTGCCATAAGCACCGCCAACATGTATATTGATTTTTGCCATACGTGTTCGTGGTAAACCCATAAGGTCCATAATTTGAGCAGACTTATTAAGTTCGTTCCAAGCACCTTCTACTGTTTTTTGAGTTGGTGAAGCTAGCACTGTAAACTGGCCTGGGTGGAATGACAACCTTTGGCCATAACCTTGAGCCAAGTCGCCAGCTTGCTTTAATAGCACACATAATTCATCGTAGCCAGGCAGGTCTGTAAATTCATATTCAGACATCCACGGATATATGTCACTAGACATACGGAATACTTTTATTCCATTGTCCTCATTCCATTGAATAATCTTGATTAAGTCTTTGGTATTTGCTATACACAATTCTGACACATAGTCTAGACCTTTTGCATCGAATGTTCGCCTAATCATTGAGCGGCCTGTGTATATACCTTGTTTTCGTAAGTGCATGTTTATACATGCGTATCCTAATTGCTTTGCCATATTCTATAATATAATAAATTTTTCCGACATATAAAAATTATTTCCATAATATTTGTATACAAACTAGTGTCGTTGCTAATACAAG